TTACCCAGCTTTCTTATGGGGCATACATGGGACACTTTCAGATAGTCTTTTGTTAAGGAGTTCTATCTGTTCGTGATTGTTGTCTTTCATCCATGCTCCGTAAACATTGAATACCATTTGTGCGTTTGTGTGGCCCATCTGGCTTGCGATAAAACTAGGATTAGCTCCAGCGGCAAGTGACCAGCATGCATAAGTATGCCTGGATTGGTACGATTTTCTGTGTCTCAGACCTGCGCGTTTTAAGATACTTGTCCATGACTCCCTGATGGAGTCAACCTTATAGTGCGGTCCGGAAAACTGCCGCTGTTTTATTACCTGAGGACTAAAAACAAAAGTGCATTTATGCACAGTACTTCTCCCATATTCCCTCTGCTTTACCTCTACAGAATGTTGCTTTCCAAGCATGGTCATTTCCGCCTGACTTTTAAGAGCATCAATAGCTGGTTGAACCAGATGAATTGTCCTTCCGGTGCCAGCATCGGTTTTTGGTGGAGTGAATTCGCCAAGTTTTGTATAATTCCTACGGATGGTTATAGTCCTTGCTTTAAGATCTATATCTTCCCATGCCAGCGATACCAGCTCCCCGTGACGAATACCCGTGTATACAGCGAGAATCCACAGGTTTTTTGTTTGTTGATGACGGCAAGCCTCAATAAAACGAATAAATTCGTCACGGGTGAGAGGATCTGGTTTTACCTTGGACTTTTTTAAGGGTGCCAGACCGTTAAATGGGTTTCCTGAGGTATAACCATTATCTGTTGCAAATTGAAACATTCCAGCTATGGTTGTCATATAGTAGTTTACTGTGACCACTGAGCGCCCTTTTATGGAAGAAATCTTTCCATTAGAAAGCTTTTGGTAACCGGTCAACAAATCTCTCCTTGCGAAAAGTAAATCCTCTTTTGTTATGGATGAAACCAGTTTTTTCTCACCCAACATAGGCAACATGTTTTTAATTACTGACTGGTAACGATTAAGTGCATTCGCACAAATCTCAATTTTCTTAAGGTCCAACCATTTTTCCGAAAGTGCCTTAACGGTTATCTCTCTTTTTCCCAGACCAAAGTGTTTCAGGTTAGGGGAATTAGGGAACTGCGCGGCGTAGTCGAAACTCCCCATTCTGATTGCAAAACAAACGGAAGTGCGAAGTTCACCAGCGATCTTCCGGTTTTTGGCTGTGTCAGGAACACCGAGGTTTTCTCTGACACGTTTGCCATTATAGTGAAACCATATACGGAGTGATCCTCCATGGTTTTCAACGCCTGTCGGGTATGATGCGTTACTCATTAAACCTCCCAGACGTCCAGGAGCATTAACAGGTTAACCGGAACTTGCATTTTTGGCACCTGGTTGTTTCTGGTTTTCGATCCATCGCATAATTTCTTCGATGTTGTACAGGCATTCACTGTAGTGCCCCGGATCACCTTCTACAGCGTAATGGCGGTATTCTTTTCCCTGCATCCATGACTTTCTTCTTGCCCGCTCAATGGTGCCAGGCTTTAGCCCTGTTGATGCAATGAGGACTCTCTCCGTACACCATTTGCTGGGGGTTATCTGATAGATGATTGTCTGCATGCCAACCTCATAAAATTTTCATCCACGGCAGTGGCACCACACTTCAAACATTCGCTTCACAACTTCACGACAGTAGAAGCCGTCAACATCTCGCGTCAGGTCATAGCGATTGCCGTAACGCTGGTGGACCCATCGTTCAAATGCTTTATTCATTCTTTACTTCCTTTTTATGGCTCGTAATTTTTTCAGGTGCTTTTCCTGCTCAGTGTCCGCGAGAATTTTGCGGTACTCCTGGTGGTCAATATGTTCGAACAGGCAGTTTAACTCACCAATGCGTACCCGCCCGGATCGTCCGTCCATCCGTCGAAAGAACACTGAGTGCTCAGTGATGCGAGTAATCACCACGGGGTATCCAGCTCTGTCCGTGTATATCTGACCGCGTTGAATCAAAGCGAACATGTGGTTATCCCCATCGACAAATCGAGAACACAACAAACGCTGCTGCGAATACCACCCCCAGAGTTACGATTGCATCAGGCCAGCTCATTGATTCACCTCCTGCCTGTCGTCCGGCATTCGCTCACTACAGCTTATCCAACCATCCGGAGTTACCGGAACTTGTGGAATGGCTGTCTGCTCTCGAACGTCATTAGGCGCTATAGGTTCTGCTGCCAACTGACTGGCATATTTGTTAATGGTAACGATAAGCTCTTGCTCAGCCTCATCCAGACAATCACCGATACCTCGCCTGTCACCGTCAAAATCATCGAAATCGGCACGAATCCTGGCAACCTTCAGGATTGCGGACAACACCTCACTAGGAATTGCCGGATAGTTGGTTGACGTTTCCGCGATTTCCCGAAAATTATTGGTTGACGAATTCTTGTTTTCCCGAAAGTTTCCGGACTGAAGCATGGCGGCGCGGCAGGCGTTCCATATTTCGGCAGCAATATCGCGCTCGCTATCGGTTAATTTGTACGTTGAAACATAGCCAGAGAGCATTTCTACGTTTTCCGGAGTTGCTTCTTCAGGCACTACCGGTGCTGGCTCACGTATTACAGGCTCGCCCATGCGTGATTCTCCCTGCGCCTCTTTCACCATGTGGTCATTGATTTGCTCCAGTCGCCGAACGTGCTCATCAGCTTCAAGCGCTCGCCGTTTCCAGATGGACAGGTCTTCACGAGCGCCCTGATATGCGTCACCGTATTCGCCGTTAAATACTGGCGCTGGCGGGGCGATGCGTCCAAGCAACTTATTTACCTCTTTCGCCATCGCGTCATATTTATCTAAATAGCGATTAGCTTCTAAGCAGACTCGGTGCATCTGATCTGAGTTAACTCGTTTAACTGGATCTGCTTCCAATGATGCCAGTGCAATCCGTGCCAGTTCTTCCGCTTCTTCTGCTGGCAGTACAACGTTGCTACCCGGTCCGTATGTTTCGCGCCACTGCTTGATTGTCAGCAGTCGCCCTTTGGTAATAGTGATCATGCCGCGTTTCCTTCTTTCTTATTAACAATCACACCGTCATATATTTCATTAAGGTGCCCTCTCAACTCCATGCGCCTTAATGCAGATAACATGTAATCGCATTCAACCTGCTTATTCCCAGTAAATGGCTTATCGTCAGGATTACCCCAACAGCAATTACCCCTGGGCCATCCATGTACTTTCCGTACTCTTCCGTTAACAACGTGAAGTAATCCCCAGCCGGGAGGTAAATCCTCAACTGAAATAATTTCCGGCTCACTAATAAAGAATCGCCAGTCGCCCATGCCAAGTGAGGGATTTTTACGGAAACGCTTTTTTCTATCTGCCAACAAGTCAGCACGAGAACACTTCGCCTCTATCAGGCATGATGCTGAATTTCTGAATCCCATAGCATCTGGCTGTTCTCCGGTACTGGTTACAGCAACAAAGCGGTCATGAAAGCAAACCTTGAACCCGTTGCGCTTAAGGAACTTGTACGCAATCTGACAGAGTTCGTGGTGTGTTAACGCCATATCACTCTCCTTTGATGCGAATGCCTGTTGCAATGCTGTTTATGATGCTGTCAGTGCATGGGGTAGAAAGCTGGGCATCTCCAGCAATTTTCATGACCTCAACATCTGCATATCGAATACCGAGGTGTATTAGACCGGCTATGCCTGACTTAAGCCGAGCATTTTCCATAAATAGAACTTTTGCCCGCTGTTTTTCTGCTTCAAGCTCAACGCGCAGCTTCCCTACCGTTAGCGCAATATCCTCGTTCTCCTGATCGCGGCTTTTGATGTATTGCAGGTTTCTTTCCCGTTCATCCAGCAGTGCCAGCACGGTTTCTGGTCCGGTCAGAAATTTGAAGGCGTTGAGCGCATCAATATCCACACCGTAATCTTTAAGTTCCTGTTCACTTAACAAGTCATCATCAGCTGGCAACATTAACAGGCGTTCCATTGCTGGAATTGCACGTTCCGCCACCTCACGCAGTGCCTGGTAATTAATTTCGCTCACTGGTTGCCTCCTTTGCGAAGTTGGGCAGCAAAGTCAACTAACCACTCAGTCATTTCAACCTTCCCTACCAGGTCTGAACCAGGGTACATACAGCAATCACTCTGCGCCGCTTTGAAATCCTTATACTCATATTCTTGGGCCACCAGATTTTTTGCAGCTTCTATAGCAGCATCCACCCCCTGCGCCCGGACTTCAGCCAGGAAAGCATCAGTGGTTGGCGTTTCAGGTATCTGTCTCCTCATCCGTTCTATTGCATGATTGAACCCGAAGTCTTCCGCGAGAGATACGTCATCCATATTGTCATTGTCATCCTCAATATCCCGTGATTCTGGAATTGCAGACTTTATTCCCGCATTCTCCGCTGTCAGCGCCGCGCACTTGGCCTCAAGAGCGGCAACCACTTCCTGATGGTCTTTGTACTTAACGTATGAGCCGGAGATGTCATCACCTTCGGTGTTTAGCCATGCGTCATTGCAATTCACTGCGTAGGTTCTGATGCTCATGTTGATGCTCTCCCGCCCCTGACAGACGCCAGGCCAGTCAATAAAGTATCCGCAATGCCTACCCTCAGACGTGCGCGCAGGATAAATGCCGTTATGACCCGGCAAAATATATGCTACCCATTCATCTTGCGTTGCCTGTTCCGCCGCCTCGCGCAGTGCCTGATAGTCAATCTTGCTCACTGGCAGCCTCCTTTGCCGGGATTTCTAACTTTTGAGTGGTTGTATCAAATTCAAACAACTTAACCACGTCATCAAACAGGACATAATCACCATCAGGATTTTCAGTCATATCTGCGCCACAATCCTGACCGCACGAGTCGCAACCATCCATATCAAGCTCGTATCGCTTCAGGTTTGCGATATTTGATAAATTCAGCGCCAGTACAGCCAGGTCATAAACCTCTTCGGCAGTGACATCGCTGTTCAGTCCCATTTCATGGCGATATATGATTTTTTCTACTCGTTGTTTTGTGATCGTCATTTTTCTCTTCACTCCGATATACAAGGATTACTACACCCCCTCTGCTGATTGCGCGAGCTGGATCCCCTGGTTCCATGCCGTCAATTCCGAAGGCTTCGGAAAACGCATTCATTGCCTTCTGGCGTTCATCCTGCTTACGGCGTTTATTCCATTTTTTCAGGAACAACAGCGACAGCCACCGTCCGCTGCAGAACACGATGTAAAAATAACCAAGGAGCGCCAGGCCGACATTCAGGGCCGTTTCTATGGTTAGTTGTGAGTCAGTTGCCATTTCTTACCTGTTTAAGTAACTGGTTGAACATAACACTTAGGGGATTGCTGTATCCAAACGGCAGATTGTTTACGCAGTACAGAATCATTTTGTTTTTTTCTCCAGTTCGTACTATTAACCCATTCCACAATAACCGTGATAATTCATTACTGATAGAAGTTGCGCTTCTTCCAAGTGCGAGGGATATATCTTCTCTACTGCAATCTGGATTTTCCTGGATATACTCGATAACGGTCATGTGGTCCCTTTTACTTAATATCTGTTTCGGATTGCATGCCATGAGTATTCATTTCGTTAATAATTTCATCCAGAAGGATTTCAAGCCCTTCTCGACCCATATCTGAAAGAATGAAACCTTTATCAGGGGAAGTAGTGAGCATTTTCTGATAAAGAAACAGCGCTCTTCCCATTCCTTCAGCTTCGCCGTATTTTTGAATTAAATTCCATTCAATATACTGTTGTAAGGCAAATCGAATGGGGCCGGGATATATCGTCATAAACCCATACATCCCGTTATATACCACGGCGTGTTCAGTTGTTCCGTGTTCATTCAGGATATCAATTGTGCCGTTCTTGTCTTCTTCTTCGTTGATGAATGTCGTCACATACAACCATCGCCACTGAGCAACCTTCATCTCAACCGGAAGTTTACCCAGTAATCCTGCTTCGTCGGCTTGCGCCAGACACTGAAGGATACGTAAACCTCGCACATTAGGAGTATCGAATTCTCCGGCATCCAGACGACGTATGGCGTCGTGATAATCAATCGTCATACTGCCAGTTCGTATACCATTGGCTGTTGCTTCAGCCTGGAATTCATCGTATTGCATGATATTTATTCCTCATCTTCATCTTCATCTGCTGGTGCAATAACGTCATATCCTGCCTTTTCTGCAATAAACAGGAATGTTGAAAGAGTTCCTACAAGTTCATCGTCATGAACATGGCGAATGAATATTACTTTCCCGTTTTTGATGGTCAGCAATACTCTGGTTTGTTCGTGTTCTGCTGTTTTCTGATGCATTATTATCTCCCGTATGCTTTACGCAGAAATAAGCAGGCAATATGCATGTAATTTTCACCGTATTGTGCAATAAGGCAGGTGGTCTTGTGTGATGCCATATTCTTTATAAAAGTCACAATAAAGCCTCCTGTGGATTAAGGTTGTAACAATCCCCGGCGATAAAACCGCAATAAACGTTCAGGGCATATTTGTTGTTATTGCGCTAATTCTTTTTCGGCAGCAGCTTTTGTATACTCACATGCAAAACTCAGAATTTCGCTGCCGAGTGTTTTCGTTTCGTGATTACTGGACATATGTAATACCTGTGTTGCATGCAATAAATGATAAACATTTACCGCAAATGAATCAGGCTCCAGACAAATGCCTTCGTAATTATCTTGCTGTGAGGTTGTTTCTGTCATTGCTCCTGAAGTGCATGCGAGCCTGTTTTTGACAATTCTCTTTTCTCTAATCACTATATCGGCAACATCTATTGCCTTTACAACCTCCGGGAGAAGTTCCGGGTTTGTATAATCAAAGTCATCAACATGGAGAACAGTTATGTTTTCGAACTTTTTCATGGCTTCCTCAGCTGACTTATATGTTCTGCTATATAGCGAGTCTCAGAAGTGTTTTCATATTGAGACTGTTTCCGCAATGATTGATAAAAATGTTCGCATGTACCTTGAAGGGCGAAGCGGCGATTATGTCACCATTGGTATTGGTTCTTCCGCAGAAGAGCTTCGCGAGATAAGGGGCAAACTTGTTGAGATGCGTCATGGTGTTGCTGCTCCTCACTTTTTGGTTGCTCCGGAGGAGTAACCTCACCAGTTAACAGGCACATCGGATCGCAGCCAAGAATATTTGCCAGTGGGATAAGCATACTGATAGTTGGTTCATACTCTCCGCTCTCCCACTGGATGATAATTTCTTCATCGAGATCGAGCAGCCTGGCGAGTTCGGCGGTTGTTAAGCCGCAGGCTTCGCGTTGGGTGCGAAGGTTAACCAGCCAGCTTTCAGGGAAGGATTGTTTTTGTTGTGCAGGAGAAGCAGCAGATAGAGCATATTCATGGATAAATTCCATTACCTCAATGCCCAGTTCCTTTGAGCGAGCACAATCCAGAAGATGGAATGTGCGTACAGCACTTAG